TCCATGTCCATTTCTTCTTCTGATTCATCATCGCCTGACATAATTTTTTCGAATTCTGCTTCTAGTTCTGCTAATGCTGACTCTAGATCATCTACACGTGTTTCAACGTCATCTTCGCCTTCTTCAGCATCGTCCATTTCCAGGTCGTCAACTGCTTCTGCGTCATCCATTTCATCTTCGTCATAGATTTCTTCTGCTTCAATTTCATCTGCATCTGATTCAATTTCGTCTGTTGAATCGTTGAATGAAAGTTCGCCTTCTTCTAGTTCTAGTTCTTCTGCTTCGTCTAGATCCTCAAGGTCATCTTCTACAACTTCATCACTTTCGTTTAGAAGTTCCTCGTGGATTTGACGAGCGTTCTCTACGATAAAATCATGTAGTAGCTCTTCTGCTGCTACACGTTCTTCGTTGATAAGAAGTTCTAGGACTTGTTCTAGTTTGCTTCTTGACATATTAAGTCTCCTTATCTAAATTAAGCCACGCCAAAATTATAGTGGCAAGGTTGTAGAAACACTCTTGTTTCAAAAGTATTTATAACTAATTTTATATATGTGGTGTAAATACAAGAAAAACGACTGTTTTTAGTCGTTTTTTCGGTGTAGAGATATTTATAATACTCTGATATGCTTAAACATACTAGTTAATACGAAAAGCAGAACTTTTAAAGTTCTGCTCCCATATCATCATCTCCAGACGCTCCGTATTGCTTTTTAAGCTGTCCGTTTTTTTTAGCTTGTTCATATCTACGAAACTCACGTATCTTTCTGAGTTTCGCAAGGTGTTTAAGAGTTAAGCGAACTGTACGAGTATCACTTAACTTTGCTACAACTGAATTATCCTCGGTCGGAGAATAGGTTTCTTTTAAATCTGAATATCTCATAATACTATTTATACATTTTCTTCAGTTTCAGCATCTGTGTTTTCAGAACCATCAATAACTGATCCTTCTTCAGAATCATCTACGTCAGTTTCATCAAAATCAAATTCGCCAGCATCGTCGCTCATTGATGGAGAAGATCCAATATCTTGCATGCCAGCAGCGTCATCACTGACCTTATCTCGCATATCATTCTCTTCGCGCCACATACGTTCATTCTCTAGGATTTCATCTTTTGATAGTCCTAAGAAACGTTCTAATGCAAAACGCTTACTAATATAGTCTGCACCTTCAATGCTAGAGAACACATTCATAGCAACTTGATCTACCTCAGCTTGACGGAACTTACCAAAGTTCTGCGGATCATTGAATTTAAGATCAAATAGTGAACTTTCAACTTGTACACCACGATGCTTCAAAAACATCTTGAACTCACGATCAAATTCTTCAACGATAAGTGATTGAATACGCTCACAAAATTTTGTAAATCTAAATTCTTCAATCATTGCTGTGCCGACACGACCATCATTATATGAACCACTATCTGCTCCTTGTCCCAAGTAAGATGTAGGTACACGCAGACCGCGCATCAGCTTATCATTAAAGTATTTCAGGTCATCAATCTGTCCCAAGTTCTCCCCGCCTGGAAGTGTTTCAACTTTAGAACCGCGACCTTCTGATGTCTGAGCAAAGAAATAATCTTCCATGATTGATAGTGGATTATATGCACTATCAGTAATGTTCTGTCCGCCACCGGTCTTAGATGGAATGCGTCTTTGGTGAATCTCACCCTTGATACGCTCCAAGTGCGCTCTTGCTTTGTGTGTTGGCATGTTACCGACATCAATATAGAATACTCTACGTTCAGGTGCACGTTGTACACGGTAAATTAAAATAGCATCTTCTAATAGTTCTTTTTGCTTATAAACCTTGAAGATAGGCTCAAGAATAGATGTACCAAATGGCCAGAAGTGGTCAACACCTTCACTTAATGAAATGTGGACAACGTGTGCTGCATCAACTGGTGTAGACTTTTGATCATTTGCAAATCTTGTGCCACCAGCTGCTCCATTATGGCCCTGTGCTGTGTTAGCATTAAGATTTGGCATACCCATTGCGCCGACTCCTGTTTGTGTCAGTCTTCTATGGTCAGCCGTAACGCTCATACTTTCGATATTAATATCCATATCTTTTACGTAGTATGCTTCTACTTTCTTGCCTTTTCCTTCATTGACGATAACTTTATCTACTTTAGCAGGATCAACCCAGAACAATTTATATGTCTCCGGATCACGAACAAACATTTGGTCACCGTATTTGATAGCGTTTCGGAAGATACGGAAGATACGCTTGTTCATTTCATTGACATTGCACCACTGCTTCAGTGTACGAGTAACGATATCACTCTCGGATTCAGTTGGGTCCACGTTGAAGTTAAGACTAAATGGTATATTAGTTTGCTCATCCTTTAGCGTGGAAAATTCAGCAATAACATCAAGTGCGGCATTGACTTCTGAATCTAAATCCATTTGATCATACTGACCGTAACGTTGTACTCGATTTGGTTGTCCTTGATAGACTTCCGGTAACCAACTACTATAACGTTTGTTCGATGCTTCGCTACCCTGATCGGATGTGCTTGATGAGTCTCGTTGTGGGAGTCCATCGTATGTTTTAAAGTATTTTTTCCAAGTTGCCATCTTTATTTCTTCCTATAAAGTATATTTTATTATAACACAATTTTATACTAGTGTCAAACGTTATTAATTTTTGTTGAGATTCTTAATCAATGAGTCTATCTTGCTTATTAATGAATTGAAAGGAGCCAGTTCTTCCTCATCTGCACCTGTAAAATTCTCCCGCCTTCTATCTTTTTTGAGTTCGTTTAAGATGGCGTAAAGAGAATTCGAAAATTCTTTGTTCTCTTCTGCAAGAGATGCTAACTCTTCTACACCCATATCACTTATTTGCTGATTTTGCTTATTCCTAGTAAGTTTTGAAAACTCCGGCTGTACGCCAGCAGTTTTATTAAATTTACCCTGTGTTCTATTAATTGCTGCTGTTAGATTATCTATGGCAGTAGTATTGCCTCGTATTGACTCAAACTCTCCCTCTGCCATTGTTAGCTTTTTAGCAGCGGTGGCAGTATTAATTGCGAAGGCAACACTATCAATAATTTTCGATTCAATGTCCATTGATGTCTCTGCTGCTTTGCCAACAACACCAGAAAAAGCCGCGCCCGCATCTCCCATTGCCTTAGTAAGTTGTAAAGAAGATTCATTGAGTTGACTGGTATATTTAGTAAGATCAATTGCAGCCAAAGTCATGTTTCCGATATTTTCTAACTCTTTATCTCTCTGCCTAGCAACTTCAATCGTTTGATTCATCGCTTGGTCCTCTGATGTGATTCCAATACGGCCAGCGTCTGCATTTTTTAACGTCTGTAGCATCTCCATAGCGGCTGCTTGTGATGCCTGTGCATTTCCAACATCTGACAATATCAATGAACTATTGGTTTTACCAAATTGTACCATTGCCTCTAATGATGGTCCCATACTGGCTAATGCTGCCTGCATTGCTTCTGGTCCTCCACTAGAAGCAGAGGCGATTTGTTCTATCATCGGCAAGAACTGTGCAGTCAATGCATCACTATTAATATTCGTAAATTCAGCAGTCTGTGCGAAAGCGCCTGCACTTCCAGCTGCTAAACGTGTAGCCAAGGCTTGAGCAAACGGTGAATCTTGTCCACCGAATTGTCCGACCATATTTTTTACAGCATCCGCAGTTGTTTTATCTAGTGTAGATAGCATTGAAGCGAATTTATCCTGTTTTAGAGTATCCCTAATCATTTCCGCAGCATCTTGTAGATTAATTTTCATTATGTTAGACGTAGATACAACAGTTGACATGAAGCTGTCCATTCCAGAACGCAAATCGGCATTTGAAATTTTGTCTAATTGTCCTAACGAACGTACACTATCAAGATAAGTACCAGCAATATCACTGACTTCTCTGAATTCCATTCCGAAATTGTTCATCATATCACCCATACCTTCGCCACTAGATGCCATACTATTTGCAAATTCCATCGAGGCTTTTACTCCTCGGATACCCACTGACTGTGAAAATTGTTGCGTAAATCGCTGTGCTTCTCCGAATGTGAAGTTAGCAGCAGTTATAGTCTTTGCAATATTAGTCATTCCAGCACTGAAAGTATCCATTCCAGCAAACATACCGGATTGTCTCATTTCTTGTGATAAATTGAAACGATCCATGCCACCTTGCTTGACTGCCTCGTTTAAGCCTTTGCCAGCAATAAGGAGCTTCTTAACAAACCCTGCGCCATCCTCTGCTATCTTTTTCATTTTCTCAATATCAGATTTACCTTCACCAAACTCTGCTTCTATCCTTGCCGCGTCTGGCGACACACCTTTACTAGTTAATTTCTTGATTTGCTCTTGTATTCTATTTCCGCGTTCAGTAGCAGCTACTAACTTATTTGTACCAGTTAACATTCTAGTCAAAAAGGAAAGTTGATGTTCTTCAGTTTTACCGGTGGATTTAGCTTCTTTATGTGTCTTAGTTGCAACGCTATTTGCCTGTGCTAACTGAGAAACTGCTGCTGAAAGTTGAGCAGATGTAGACTTATCTCCGTTAACAATTTTTTGTAGTACCGCAAGCATCTGAGTATTTGCTTGAGTATTTTTATTCATGCCAGTTTGCATAACTTTTAATAGTTGTTGCTGTGTAGTCTCAGTGCTCCATACTGGAAGTCCTGATCCTAATCCTTCAATATAAACACTATCAGCCATATCAATTCACCTTTTTTAGTTATATTAGCACATAACTAATCAGTTAAACACTATTATAATAAATATATTATAAGTGTATTTATCTTTAGTTAAGGAAACAACATGAACCCACTAAACAAGTATTTTAGGCAACCTAAAATTTACATAAAATTGCCAACTGGCGGCAAATTTAATCCAGAACTAGAAACAACTGTATTAGATGAAATTGGTGTGTGCTCTATGTCTGCCATAGATGAAATAACATTGAAGAATCCAGAATCACTACTCAATGGCGAGGCAATCATCAGTATAATAAAAAGTTGTGTTCCCAGTATTTCTGATCCTAGAAAATTATGTAATATAGATGTAGAAGCATTATTCCTAGCAATACAGTACGCAACTTACAACAAAGATATAACACACGAACATACATGTAGTAAATGTAGTGAAGTCAGTGAATTTTCAATTGACGTTAACTATATGTTAAATCGTTTTCCAGATATTGATTTCATTGAACCAATTCAATATGAGGATGCATTGATTCATATCAGACCGCCGACAGTGGATAACATCACTAGAATGACACTCATTGATTTAGAACAAAAACGTATTATCCAGGGGCTATCTACAGTAGATGACCAGTCTGAAGAAATGGAAGTGGCAAAGAAGTTCTACAATAGTTTTAAGAAAATTGCAGAATTCAATGTTGACATGTTAGCAAATGCAATAAGTCATATTGAAATCCCAGATATGAAAGTAAGTGACCAAGATCAAATTTCTGAGTTTTTACATAATATACCAACCACATTAGTAGACGAAATCAATGAAGCAGTTGGGAAATTAGTGGATAAACCAGAAGAAGCAACATTAATGAAGTTTGTATGTTCAGAATGTGGTCAAGAGGACGAGGTACAGATGGAGATGAACCCTGCAAATTTTTCAAAAGCTGGCTCTTGACCGCAACCCAGCAAGATATACAAAAAAAATCAGATAATTTTGAAAAAGAGCTTGACATGTTTCATAAAAATATGTTAAGATTATGTTGGTACATGAGGGGCGGAGTAACAATAGAACAAATGTACGATATGCCTCCCGCTCACTTAGAACACATTAATTCCATCGTAGAAGATAATTTTGAAATGAGTAAGAAGGCAGGAATGCCAATAATATAATTTTAAAATACATCTTGCAATTATGTAAAAATTGATGTATACTGTACGTACACTAATATAAATCTAATATAAATCTAAATACACAGCTAATATAAACCTAGTACATTACCCCCATAACTAATAAAATGCTAATATATCAAACATAGTGGAACTGTTAGTTGGGTAGCCAACTCGGGATTGAATCTGCCAGCATTTAAAGATGTTGTTGCCGTTAGACTAGTAGGGATGAATTCCTACCATCTTCTCGTTAACCACAAATAAGAGTATTCAAAATATTCAACAGCCATGACTCTAAAGGTCAGGGCTGACCAGTTTCTACCGTGCTTTTTAGCACATACTGCTGATAGACTACTTAGTACTATCGACTCTACAATGTTTTTTAATGTATAGATATTGTAAGGGTGCCGTTGGGTCGCAAGACGCAATAGTGAATGATGAGGGGATCGCCAACCGACCTCGCTGTATCTGGCAGCTAGTTCACATACATTAGTTACGAGCATAGGACAGATTCATATCTGTGTTAAGTTTTTTTCAATTGTCCTGGCAACAGGGCAATTGTGTCTACTTCACAGGACAGAATATATAAGATTATATCATAATTATATTATATATTAATATATATGTGGATTAGAAAAGAAATACTGAATTAAATGAATGAGTGGAACGAATGAAGTTAATGAAAGTATTAGGTCTTTAGACCTTTTAATGAATACTAAAAAAAATATATATTATTATATTGTGTAAATAGATAGTAATGATAACATAGAAATGGACAGATATGGCGAGTAAAAGTAAAACAAAAGGAAGTAGTTACGAAAGAGATGTATCTAAGTTTCTGAGTGAGAAATATAATGGGAGTTTTGTAAGAGTACCAAATTCCGGAGCGTATATCGGAGGTTCTAATTACCATCGTGCCCAGCATCTTAGTGAGGGCCAAGTTCGTTCTTTTAAAGGAGATATTATTCCGCCTGATGAATGGAAGCATTTTAACTGTGAGTGTAAGAACTACGCAGACTTTACATTTCATCACTTCTTTATGAACAAACATATACCGATCTTAGAAGATTGGATTAGTCAGTGTTTGGATGTAGCAGAAGATGGGGATGTGAATATTATGTTTATCAAGATTACCCGTAAAGGGCAATTTGTATGTTATCCAGAGTATATGTTTCAAGCAGGGTTCACAACCACTAACTATACGATATATCAATCCGCCGACCATGGTAAATGGATATTTGCTGGATGGGACTCATTCTGGAACAAAAACACAGACAAAATTAAAGATGCCTGTGTTAATGGATTTGATAGAAATAGTTTTTACTAATTCAGATAGTTACTTATCATCTTTGATCATATTTTTTGGTGCAGGTCTCCGAAATTTATACTTCATATCAGCCGCATCTGTGCCTAGTCCTGCCGGTATAACTTGTACTTTGCCACCTTTAGCAAGAAAATCTGCCATGGCTTTATCTGCTATGGCTCTTTCTTTTTCCGACTTCGCTGTAGTTTGTCTCGTAATACTCATTTTAAAGATCCTAACTGTTAATGTTATGTAGTCATATATTTATCATAACACATATCTTCTTAGGTGTCAATGAAAAAACCCGACACTAGAAGTATCGGGTTTTATTTCCACATGCTCTGTTGGAATAATAAGAAAGTAATTATCAGTTAGAGAGAATGGTAAATAACTTTCTTTCTTATATACTTAATATATCATAAGAATGATACATTGTCAACCTTTAATTACAACGCATTCTTCTTTTCTTGAATTTCTGCGCGGCGCATTTTTGTTAGTTTACCAATTTCACCAAGTGCTTTACGCGCACGTGCTGCTGCTGCTTTTACGCCTTTTTCTTCAAATGCGGTATGCTCTTTGACGTATGTTTCGACTTGTTCTAGAATTTGATCGTGATTTGTCATAGTATTCTCCTAAATGACTGCTGTTTCAATTGCGATACCGGGTTCTAGTATCTCTGCTTCTTGTGTGAACGTAGTGAACCCATTCTCTTTTACTACGTTCAATACATCACTTACTCTTCCTACTAGTTCATCACGGTGAGATACTAGGAACAATGAACGTCCACTTTCTCTTACCATCTTCTTTAGTACTGCAAGTGACGCTTCGACACCATTGGTGTCCATTCCACTATCTATAAGTTCATCAATGAATAATACATTGATTGTACTGTATAGTGATTCGAATATGTCACGAAATGCCCAAGATAGGCCCAAGATAAGTCTATTACGTTCACCACGTGATAGGTTATCAAAGTCTAAATCGCGACCTAACTCTGTAATCTCAACTGTTAAATCACTCTGAAAACGAACTTCGTGTGGAAGTCCCAATTTGTCTAGATATGATTCTAACCTGTTATTCAAGAAACTCAAGTTTTGGTCAATGATCTTCTTGCGAATAAAACTGTCTTTGTTAGTTAGTAGTTTCATTAAGAAGTCCTGATGCTCACGGAAAGATATTAGCGTATTCATAGTAGAATAATCTATCTCTTCTAATGAACTATCACGCATTTCATTAATCTGATCTGCATATGGGTCCTCTGATTTTTTCTTTGTTTCTATCTGTTCAGACAATAAGTTAACCGAGTTTTGATGCTCATATGCATCCTGTAATGATTTGTATGATACTTTAGGTACAGTACCTAAATCACCAATTACAGATATGATTGTAGAGTGTTCTTCTCGTTGTAGATCATTTGCAGTTATTTGTAACACTGCTTCTTTCTTCTGATCATTCTTGGCATTAAGAATTTCTTCTTGCTTGCTATCATGCATATCTTGTCCACAAGCATAACACTTATGTTCTACTAGTAACGCAATCTCGTTTTCAAGCTTACTGATTACTTTTTCTTGCTTTTTGTCATCAGTATCTATACTAGACAACCATCTATTTGCTTCGTTAACTTTAGCAAGATTTTCATTGTATTCAACCAGTAAAATTTGATTTTTAACTTCAACTTCAATATCAATATGTGATAATGAATCCAGTGCATTTTCTAAACTTGATAGATCAGTAGTATGCTTCTCTGTCCAGACTCGTTGTCTACGTTCAATATCTTTAATAGATTTCAAGATGCGCTCATTTGCATCCTGGATTGCTTTTAGACGATATTCTTCATCTTTGATCTGTTCCTTAGTCAATTTAACTTCATCACGTAGACATTCAGCCTTACGAGATAGTTCCGTAATGCCCAATAGTTCTTCGATGATTTCACGTTGGTCACCTGCCCGCATACTTAAAAACGGTTCAGTATACGTATTTAGTGCTACGATATGCTTAAACATAGAATGTGAGATACCAATAATGGAATCAACTTCAACCTGCGTTTGTCTCATTTCGCCTTGTGCTTCGTCTTCTACATCGTTTATGTCGATGCCGTCACGTTTTAATCTGAAAACATTAGGACTCCTACCACGTTCGATGCGATAGTCAGTTCCATTGTATTCGAAATCTACAGTGACTAGCATACCTTTGCCATTAGTCTTGTTGATTAGATTATTCTTTTTGATGTTGGTGAGCGCGTTGCCATATAAGCCATATGACAGTGCATTGATAAGAGTTGTCTTACCAGTGCCATTACGGGACCCATCGCCACCTAAGTCTAGGTTACTACCTAATACAAGTGACAGTGAATCACGTTCTAAGTCTACTGCTTGCGTGACATTGCCGACACTCATGAAGTTACGGACAGTAATGTTTTTAATTTTAAGCAAAAGTAATCTACCTCTCTCTTGCGTATGTTCCAGCTTGAATTGGATCTAAACTGATCTCGTTTATATTAACATATTTTGGCTGACATAGCAACCATAAAATAACATCTGCAATATATTCTACATCAATTAGTTGTCTATCAGGATGTTTCTTCATCACATTTGGTGTAGTCAGACTGCCAGGTGATAATAATGTTGTCTTTATATTAGAACCTCCTATCGCCATATATGATAAGTCTCGGTTATAATTTCTTAATGCTTTTTTCTCGGTTGGATAACGCCACGTCCGACCTTTTACTCCAGTATCTGCTGTACTTCCAATATGAATGAATTGTGCGCTAACACCTGCATTCTGAATGGCGTTGTACATAGTCTCTGCTAGTAAAGTCTGTTGGAATTTCCACATAGCAGAATTATTGATGAATACATTAAATCCTTCATCGATAAAATATTGAGCTAGTCTTTCTTGTCCCGTAGTGTTATCTAGGCACCAATCGTTAGACCTAGAAACAGCGTGATAATCACAACCATCCACACTATCAAAAAGATTGCAAATTTCTTTACAAAGTCCATAATCTCTGTTTCCTGTAATTAGAATCTTCTTTGGATTACTATTAAAGTCCATTGTAAATTTCAATCAATACGTTCTTATCGTAACTGCCATCAAGTGATGCTAGTTGAGATATAACAATCTGGTCGATAGTTTCAAAGTGAATTTCTGCACCTACATCTTCGGTGTGCTCTGACAACTTTACTGGTACTAGTGTGACATCACGCAATGCGTATGTTTCCACAAACGTATCTTTGATAAAGTTTGCCTCTTCATACGAAATATCAATGTCTAGTGAAATCTTAATAGTAGACTTTGGTAATAAATATTTTTCTGGTGAATCTAATAGTTTAGATAACGGTATTGTCTTATACTTAGGCGCATCTTCCCATGAAAAGAATTCAGGTTCACCATCCCATTCTAAGAACATCCAACCACGATCATCATCCCATGCATCACTAAAGTTGTGTGGGAATGCATTGCCAGTATAGATAATGTTATCTTTAACTTGTCTTTGATGGAAGTGACCGGTGAATACATAGTCTTGGTGTGAGAACATCTCACGTTTCAGACCGCCATGATCTGGCATTTCTACCATAGCATTTAGTTTGAATGTTGGAAGTTCAAAGTGACCAAACATATACTTAGATTTTATCTTAGGAACTTTCTTCCATTCGTCTCCTACTAGCCAACTGACTAGTGCAACATCGCCTATGATTGTAGTATCATCCACAACTGTGATGTTTTCAAATTCTTTAGCAAACTCTACAGAACTAACTTCACGGCTTTCACGGTAAAACAAATCGTGGTTGCCTTTTAAAAAGTAAACATTATCAAACGCATCATTGAGTTTTCTTAAACACTCTATACTATACTTCATAGTTGAAATGTTCAAACTCGCACGATTGTGATGCCAATCACCTCCAAAGATACAGGTTTCGCAACCTTTCTCCTTTGCTTGAATTATAAACCAATCGACAAAATCACTACAATCTTTGTTGTGTTGTTGTGCATTGTTTCGCATTCCAAAATGAATGTCTGTGAAGAATGCTAAATTTTTGAATAGATTATCAGTCATTATCTGCGTAAATCTCTTTGATTGTTTCAGTTGGGATTTGTTCATCAGTGATGTTAGATTTGATAACTTTCTTCCACCGCTCTTGTGATTTCATTTCGTGCTCTAACTGACGTGTCCAACTCGGAGCTTGTCCTGCTTTTTCAAGTAGATCATCACGAATGCCTTGATTTTTCTTTTCGATATTCAAAACACGTGTGAACGAATTATTAACCGCCGCAGTATAGTATGCGAATGGGTTGTCTGACTTAGCTTCATTAAACTGTAGGCCAATTTGTGCCAATTGTAGAAGTGCTTGTCCGCGCATTTCATCAATATATGTATATCCACGCCAGTTGCCACGCTGTGAATAACGCTCAACTAGTTTGATATACATATTTGCCAATGTTGCAGTGATTTTACCATGTATCAAATCAAATTCTTTTGTTTTGGGATTGAAGTGCGAGATTGCAACTTCTGCAATTTCGCCATTTCGTAGAATGTATTGCTTGAATGGTGGAAATGGAAGTTTTACCTTATGGTCAGCAACTGTCTTTGGATTTGCTTTACGTCCAGGCTCGTCTGGAATATGCTCAAATGTCATTACTCGAAATACAAGTTCTTCTTCACGGAATGATTCTATATCAACTGCAAAGTGAACTTGCTTCAACTTCTTATCAGTGTTAAGATCCCATGCTGCTTTTTGGATACGATCTGCTCGACTTTGACGTGCGACACCTTCTAGACTACGAATTTCTTCTTGTAGGTCTAGTTCTCCGGCGACATTATCGATAATCACGTCATATTGATGGTGTAGTTCGCGATTTTCAAACCAACTGTAGTTAGATTTTGATATATGAATTTCTTTTAGCATATCTCTGTTGTTTAAGTAATTTTGACCTCGTCGAGCCATGAGTAATTCTCCTAATTATTAATACCATTATACATCATATAATTTAACTTGTCAACCTTAAAATTTAAAATTTGATTCTTGTCAAGTATTATTTTTCAAATATACGTAGTTTATAACAAGATAAATACTGTTAACGATTTAGGAGAACGCAACAAATGCCTTATAACCCATACACCGATAGACAACCAGTGTACATCACTGATCCTAGTGGACGACTTACCGCAAGTGGGATACAAACGTTTAATTTTCCGTATACTCCTACTGTTTCTAGTATCATTAACACAAACTATTCTAGTGCAGCAACAACTCACTCCAATTACCAACAAGCGTTCTTTGAATCTGCGGCAAATGCAAGTTTTACGGTGACTGCTCCTATTTTAATTGAGAATCAAGCTCAGGGCAGGCATATACTAAAAGCTTTGAATTTCTTTCGTGGGTCAATGAAGATGCGCTTTGGCAAAGAAGATGACCAACGAGGTCTCCCGCCCCCAGTTCTACGATTTTTTGCACATGGGGTACATACAAATGTGCCAGTGTTGATTACAGATTTTACTTATAACTTAGATTCTGATGTTTCATATATTGAGATAGATGATGAACCCGCATTTGATACTCCTCCTCCTCTATTTGGTGGCATGGGATCGTCATCTGCGTCTGGTGGGTCTGACCCAGCAGAACAAGAAAAACCTACTCCGAGTCGCAACGAATCTTCTATGAAAACTAGATTACCAGTTAGTGGGATGTTTGTTATGAGTTTGATAACAACGTATTCTCCTAAAAGTGTACGAGAAAACTTCACACTTGACAAATATCTCAAGGGCGAATTGAAAGGACAGGGATATGTATAACAGTAAATCACCCTGGAGTAATACTCCTATACTATATAATAAAATATTAGATATTCAAAAGCGTAGATTTCTGACAAAAGACCCGATGGACATGGAATATATTATACCACAAAGACTTGACCGTAGACCTGATCTGTTCAGTTACGAGCAATACGGCACATCTAAGTACTGGTGGATATTCTCACAGCGTAACCCAGATATTATACAAGATCCAATAAACGATTTCAAAGCTGGTACAATGATTAGAGTTCCTAGTAAAAATAATATCGAAAGAATGGGATAACAATGGCTGGTATACCTAGAAATATAAGAAACAATAATCCTGGCAATATCAGAATTAGCAAAAGTAATGATTGGGACGGTGCAGTTAAAGGCACTGACACCGAGTTTGAAACATTTGCTACTCCTGAGATGGGTGTTCGTGCAATGGTTAAAACATTGCATACATATCAATCTCGCTACAATGATCAAACTGTTAGTCAAATAATTAGTCGTTGGGCACCACCAAATGAAAATGATACCGCAGGGTATATTGAGTTTGTTTCTAAAAGTATGGGGGTAGACCCGAATACTCCAGTTGATTTAAAGAATAATCCAGCACTTACTAAAAAACTTGTAAACGCTATGATACAGAAAGAAGGTGGTGTGAAATCATCAAACTTTTTTGACAGTCATGTAAGTAAAGGGATAGCATTAGCATCCAATAATAATTCCGTTGTACCAGAAGTACCAGATGAACTAGATAGTTCAGCAGGACTAGATACGGGACTAGATGCGTTCGGTGGAACTGGAAATTTTATCCCCACGTCTGATACCAGAGATGAAGATGCTGCTATGTCACAATCTCTTGTTCCAGCAAAACCTAGTTTTGCCAGTGGTTCATTTTCCAATATGAAAGAAGTATTGAATTTTGTAGAAGAAAATGGTGATATATGGGACAATGAACTTGATACGTATGAAAACTATTCATACAATGTAGAGCTATTCATCGTACCTGAAAATGTATCACGTGAATTTTTGGCTTTTGGCAGAGACTCTGAATTAGACTTTAAAGAAGTTATAAATGATGAGTGGCCCGCAAATGATGTTTCTTATATCACTATTGCAAAAACTGCCACAACAACTGAATTTAGTATTGATAACCTACAAATAGACTCTCGGGCGGCTGGTTCTGGCAATGCGCTAAAAATGGTAGGTCTTGATGTGTCACTGTCTTTTGATATTACACAAATTGGTAATACTAATCTATCTGACTCACTTATGGCGGCTTGTACACTGATGGGGTATCCTTTGATATCACAAGCAACATTTTATTTTAAGATAACATATAAAGGATACGAAGACGGTAATCCAGAAAATTCTGATAAGTTGCCAATAACTAAAGTAGTGCCATTTAGATTAAGTAAGTTAATTGACTTAGCAACGACAACTAATTCTTCTGGAACAGTAACCTCACTTGAGGGTAATATATTATCTGCCACATCTACGTATCATGATGTTAATACTACTAAAATAGATGTACAGTGGATTATTGGTACTACACTTGAAGAAACTTTACAGCATTTTGTTGATGCATTGAATAAAGCGCAAAATCCTTTTGCTGGATATAACGAAGACCAGCAGATGTTTACTAATTCATATGCTATTGAATACAGTGAATCATTCGAAAACTTCAAAGCTTCGAAGATGAATGGAATTGAATCTAATAAAAGTTCTGCAAGTAATGATATCGATGAGCGCACTAACGGTATAAACATATCAAAGCAAATTGGACAGATTACTCCTGGTATTAGTGTAATTGATATTTTATATGATATGTGTATACAATCACTTGATGTTCGCAAGGAATTACTGGCAGAAAACGATGCCTTTAATAAAGTTATACGTATTATACCAGAAGTAATACCAAAAGAGAACGGTTATAATGTTTTAACTGGCACATATGGTGTCGATGTAAAGTATGTTATTACTATGCATGAAGAAGTGGTTATACAAAATCAATCGGACCAAGTTAATAGAATTTCTACAACACGTAAATTACTTGAACAAATCTTTGATCGAAAAAGATGTAGAAAAGTTTACTACCATGATTACACTGGGTTAAATGACCAGATACTAGATTTGACTATTTCACTTGATCGTCAACTTCAAAAAACATATCGTGTGCCAGAAGATTCATTTGCGTGGAATGTATTCTTGAAACCTGGCACCGATTTGAAATCCTCGTTAGATGCTGACCAGCTAAAAACCTTCAACGACATCAACAAGAAAATTACAGATTTAGCAGCCGTCAAAGACAAGCAAAGCAAAGACGTTGATAAAATGCAAAACGAGTTAGTTGATCTAAAAGAAGATATCTTCATTGGCGTAAAAGAAAAAGCTGATGCTACTGGACCATTCGAGCACAATGAAACAAATCCATTTGCTGGTCTTGACCAAAACTTCGATGACCCTAATTTCTTGTCAAAATTAAAGTCAGTTAACCCGGAAATATTTGATGAAGTTACCAAGGGCGCCCGTAAGGAAAACTTTGACCGGCTAAGAAAGGCGATAGATAAAGCGACTGGATTAGTAAACGGCACTAATGATGAAATCAATGAATTGCAAAAAGAAGCAGATATATTAATACAATCTCAGCTAGGAGCTAAAGTAACACAGGAATTTGAAGGAGTACTACGTGAAAGTGCGGATCAAGTATTACAAGGAGTAGATTCTACTGGAGGATTAATTCTGTTAGAAGAATTAGGAAGTGACTTTATATCTAGTAAACTTGATAATAAACAGTTTTCAGCTTTAATGGATGTTATGATGTTGAACCCCGTGACATTTACCAGAGCTATACTACCTAGATTACACGGCAGTAGTGTACCGTCTGCGTTTAAGTCTAGTGACATGGAAAATTTGGTATTAGCAAGAAGTAAATTCAATGAATCATTGGATGCCGATATGAGTATGCATCGCCTTAGTATGACTATTAAGGGTGATCCATTCTGGTCAGAATATTACATGACCACGGAAAAAGCAAAAGAAATTTTTAATAAAGATAATAGTAATGATGAATTTAAATCGTATCAATCAAAAGTAAATGGTTCTAACTTTATGATGTTAGTTGTTAATAAAGCAGCTGGAGTAGATGAGTTCGACAACATACAAATAGAGGAGTTAGATGTATTTGTGTATCAGGTAAACTCTGTTCTGAGTATGTTCTCTCGTGGACATTTCACACAACAATTAGAATGCGTGAGAATGCCTATACCAGTTAACTTTGCTGCACAAGTAGATAGTACAGGCAGTGGACCCACATTCGGATTTGGTACCGCGGCTGACGGTGAGTTTGGTGGAATGGGACCTAATAATGACGGTCTCTTTGATTTTGGAACAGGCGGAGAATTTGCTGGGGTAACTAATCGTATAGGCGGCGGGAGAGGCAGTGATCCTAGTGCATTCGGTGACCTGTTCGGCAGAGGTATTCCTGGACTAGATGCATTTGGCGGTGTAGGAGCAGCAATTGGCGGCGCGAATCCATTAGATGCATTTGGAGGAGCAGGCGAGTTACTCGGCATTGCTGAACTTGGCAGAGGCGGAGCTTTAGATCCCAGAATTGTAGCAGAAAATAGTTTTAATAGAATGTCAGGCGGACTATCATCACTTGCTACTGTAATATCAGAATCTTCATTGCCGACATCTGACCAAGCATCTAGATTGTCTTCTCTGTTGAATGAAGCACAAATGGCTAGTAACTTTGGTTCTACAAGTGCGACTGCATCTATTGCAAATATAAAATCATTAATGCAAGATACTTTCGGTACACCAGCAGAAGCAAGTGAAATTTTACAAGAGTTGACTGATATCGGCGAAATAGTTTCCCCAGAGTTAATAGCAATGTTAAATACTCAAGTGTATGAAGACGAAACAGTTACTGCGCCCACTGGCGTTGATACAGCAGCAGTTATTGAAGTTATGAGTGAGATTGAAAATATTAATAATTTAAATACTAGTAGTGTGGACGAGATAGCATTTAATGTGCCGGCGTTTATTACTCCAGTAGTTAATACAGATCCAACGAATACTACTGCGCCTAGTAAACTTGAATTGTCAAATTCTAACATGATGTTAGATGGTATACTTCCATTGGAATCAACTACAACATACAAAAGTACAGATCCAGTTGAAGAGAATTATGATTCTGTGAAGTTAGAAAACTCTGATTTACCAGAAGATGTAAAACAGGGTTATAAAGATGTAGTAGCCAGTAATAATGGAATTAAAGTACGTAAGTATTTGGATAGTTTACCAGCCAACCAAGCAGCAGAATTAGAAAATATTGATAATAATTTCACCGAACAAACCAATAGTACCGCTACAGCGGCTACGGCTACGATAGCGGAAATAGTTGCGACACCGTTAAAAACTCCCAGAGAGGCTATCATGCAAGCGAGAATTATGGATGCCCAGAGACAAATGATTGCAGAAGCCGGTGGAAGTTATAATGATTTATCATCAGATGAAAAACGTCATTATGAAAATCTAGGCGATGCGTATGATGATATAGATGTCGCAGCACAGATGGATCCTATCCGTAATGAATCAAAATTAATTAAGATTACTGATGAGTTAGATAAATCAATTAGAATATATAATGATAAATTATCTGGCGGTGACAGTGAATGGAGTTGGAATGAGGAAGAGGCAGAAACGAAACAGAAAGAATTAGACCAAGCGAAACAGAATGTGGCAGATTTGGCTTTAAATTCTGTTTCGTCATCGGCTGCACGTGTCAGAGTTAATGAAGGTGGCTCAACCAGTATCATGTTTGATCAAACTCTGCCTGCTGAGCCTACTCCAGGTTATAAACTACCAATAAATACTCTTTTTAATTCTAAAGATCCAACTTTTGTTCCAACTGCTGCACATATCGCTCAGTGGGAAGAATCACAAGACATACTTCGTAGAGTGCGATTCGCCGAAGAAAAAGTGGAAGTTAATGTAGTAACATCTTATGGGGAGACATATAAGATTACTGGTCAGGGCAAAAGATTCGACCCTGCGTTAACTGAATTTTACGGTTTTGATAGTGGAGTATTTACAGAAGGTGAAACAGTAACTGAAGATGACCCTAGATTCGATACTCAAATGGCACTTAATATAGTTCTTCTGAAGCAAAGAATTGCAGAGAATTATCCATTAGTTTCGACCTTAGATTTAATTCCTGAATCCGAATTAACAGAAGAAAACAACGCACTGAAACTCGCGTACGGTGCTGGCCAGATGATAATTATAGAAGGTAATAACTAATGTTGGAAAATGAAAACACAAATAACTTCGCTAAATCTATTAAACGAGAGCGCCAGTTAAACTCTAATCCGGCGTTACATAATATAGAAAGTGGTATATACCATGCTATTACTGTTGGCGGCAACCCAGACCCTGAAGGACGCGGAAGATTAGCAGCATACGTTCCAAAACTAGGCGGTCATCCAGATAGACCTATGTACTTTCAGTATGCATCTCCTTTTGCCGGTTCAAATTCAGGCGGCAGTTATGGATTACATGCAGTGCCAACAAATTCAGGTATTACTATTCTTGTATTCTTTGCTGACAATGGCGAACTTAGTGAAGGTTATTGGTTTGCTGTAGCACAGGAAGTTCCAGATGTCGCTGCTGGAGGTGCATCCGGAAAAGCAAATATAGACGGAACTGGACAGGGAACTGGCGCATTTAAGGATCAACCATCTGCTTTAATTAATCATACAGATTTAACAACATCACGCGGCGTGGATACCGGCAGTGAAGGAGAAGATGCACGTGGAAGAGATGGTATTCAGCCTGCTACTGATAAACAAGACGCGGGTCTTACACCAAAACTAGATGGCAAGGATGGCAATTTTGCAACAGTAGGAAAAGAAAAACCAGATGATGAAGTAAAAGAAGGCAGAAATCAGAATAATAGTTCAAATAATACTGCTACTCGTACTAACAGAAATAAAGAACGTGAGAATCATGCGAGGAATATTAACACTGCAATACAAGGTATCTATGCTGATGGTGTTAGAGGACAAACCACCGCCTCGCCATTACGCAATGCAAGTTATAAAGACCCTAAGGAAAATACGGTATTTGGTATCAAGACACCTGGATCAACTGCAATTACAATGGATGATGGATCTGTGGATGATGAAGGCTTTGTTCATCCCAATCAGATTAGAATACAAACCGGTTCAGGTTCTAGTATTATACTTGATGGAACAAATGATTTAATTTATATGGTTAACTCAACTGGTTCAGGTTGGGTAGAAATTGGGGCAAGCGGCGAAGTTATGATATATGCACAGGGTTCTCTGAGCATGAGAACAGAAAAAGATTTTAATATTAGGGCTGATAAGAATATCAATATTGAATCTGGTGAAAATATAAATATAAAATCCGGCAATGACTTTCTAGTTAACAGTGGTGACCAAATACATCTAAAGAGTGATGGTTCACAGTTTTATGATAGCGGTGGTTCCAATCACACTAAAGTAAAAACTAATATGTATGTTAGTACTGGCGGAATACTAAATCTTAATGGACCACAGGCAGCAATTTCGCCTGGTATTAACACGGTATCTCATGCAGATATACAGAACTTAGAGTCAACTAAGGTAGAAGATAGTATTCTTTCAACGATGGTATCTCACGAACCAATGATGCGTAAAAAACCTGCACCTGCTAATACCAGTTCATCAAGCGCAGCTAGTGACACAGTTAATGGCGGTAAAATACCAGAAACTTCAGCCGATCAAAACTCTACCTCAGTTAATGATACGACCGATACTGCCGAGCAGAAAAAAGTTACTGACGAAGCAATTGCGGAACAAGTTGGTAATGGAAGTGGCAACGTCACATATTCTGGAGACTTTAGTACAAAAACACGCAACCAAGTCATTAAAGATGAATTGTTTGGTATATTAGAACAAGCCGCAAGTTCTGCCGGTGTTGATGTAGTTATATTTTCTGGCGGACAAGACCCTGAAGGACCAGGCGCAAGACGTACAGGTAGCACCCGCCATGATAATGGCTTTGGGGCTGACGTGTATTTGTTTAGTGAGGGTACAGCGGAATTGAGTTCTAGTAGAAATTCTGATATACCAATAATGAAGAAATTTGCAAAAGCGTGTTTTGATGCTGGCGCAAATGCAGTTGGGGTTGGACCAGGTTACATGAACGACATTGGGGTACACGTGGATATTGCAACATATAAAGCTGATCAAGGAGTTTGGGGATCAACGCACGAACATGGTTCAGCTCCAGGTTGGTTAGTAGCATCAAGAAATGAAAGTAGTTGGAGAGCATAAAATGATTTATGATAAGCGCAAAGGTTCATTGTTAAACTACATACAATTACCATTACACACTATTACACCGTATGGTACTTATCTAGGGACAGGATATGATGTGAATTCATTGCCTACTTACATATTATCAAGTACCCGAGTTACTGCCTTTCCTGTAAACGAACTTGTATTTTCTAATCTTAGTAAGAATGCTATTATTCGGGATGTGGTACCAACGCTAGAGATAAAGAATGGAATGATTGGATATAATTATGAAATATCAGATGTAGAATATAAGTATGGGTATATTACGGTAGCATCACAAAGAATTAGTATTACTTCCCAGAAGATAACACAAAACGCAGCACAGTTTCTTCTTGAGAAGCAGTTACGTGCAATCGGTAACATATTAGAAATATTTGTTAAACAACCGTTAGGTCAACCACAATTTGATGCTTTGGTACATTATTTTTATTATGAAGGAGTAAGTAATATACCGAATCATAACATTATTAATCTTATTAATAGAGAAAAATGGTTTGACATTACTGATGAAATACAGACTCATATAAAAAGAAAAAACGGCAAAGTCGATGACCGACTTGCCGCTTTAAGAATTGAAACTGCCAAGATGTGGAGTTATGTTCCTGGATTTAGTTAAAGATCAGGACGCTCTTCGATAACCATATCTACTAGACCATAATCAAGTGCTTCCTGTGCATTCATAAAGTTGTCACGCTCCATTGCAGCCATCATTTCTTCTACTGTTTTGCCGGCAGAGTTATGCTTTGCATAGATTTCAGTTAGTGAACGTTTCATCTTTAGAATTTCTTTAACTTGAATTTCCATATCAGTCGCTTGCCCGCCAGCACCGCCACTTGGTTGATGAATCATATGCCTAGCGTTTGGCAGAATATATCGTTTACCTTTAGCGCCAGCAGTTGCTAGCAATGAACCCATAGAACATGCTTGTCCTAGAACAGTCGTACAAACATCTGGCTTGATGAATTGCATGGTGTCATAGATTGCCATGCCAGCAGTAACTACTCCTCCGGGTGAGTTGATATAGAAGTGAATATCTTTTGTTGGATTTTCGCTTTCCATAAATAATAGTTGTGCACATAGTAGGTCTGCTTGATAATCGTTTACTTCTCCAGTGAGAAAGATTACACGTTCTTTAAGAAGGCGTGAAAAGATATCGTAACTGCGTTCGCCGCCCGCAGTTTGGTCGACGACCATTGGTACTAGATTAGGCATTTATATTCCTTAGTGTTATTTTAAGATCATGTAATTCTTGTGATAATGCAGAAATTCTTACATATGAATGGCTAAGACTTCGTTGTAATTCAGATATTTCTATTATGTACATTTGTTCTTTTGTAAGCGGGTTCTTCACTCTGAAACCTAGATCATTGTCATCAAAGAATTCTAACTGTGTTACATCGGTCGTATCATTGTTCATTTGCATTACTCCTGATATGTATATATTATAGTAATATTTATCTCTTGTCAAGCACTATTTTCAAATATACGTAGTTTATACCCAGATAAATACTCTTAATAAAATATACATTGAGAGACACAAATGCAAGTTAGATTTTCAGGATTTAGTACAAAACACAAAAATGCAATCAACCATAGACTTTTTGGTAAAGACTTGGTGATTGAAGACTTGATGAATCAGATAATGACTCGTAAAGGTGAGCGTATTATGATGCCTACTTATGGCAGTATCGTTCATGATATGATTTTTGAACCATTGACACCTGATGTTAATGATATGATTCATAACGATATATCTAGAATTGTGAATGAAGATCCTAGAGCGATTCTAGAAAACATTTCAGTTACTGACGATAGCAGTCATGCATTAAATGTAAAATTAACAGTTTCAATAATTCCTACAGGTGAACAAGTTGAACTTACAGTAAATTTAGAAAGAGAATAACATGAGCCAAGAAAGAGTTGACAACTTATTTGCTAGTGAAAGTTGGAGTGCAGTATACACTGCTTATAGTAGTATTAGTTTAAAAGCATACGATTTTGATACAATCAGAGAAGCGTTACTCGCTTATGTACAACAAACATATCCTGATAAATTTAATGATTTCATTGCAAGTTCAGAATTTATCGCAATCTTAGATTTAGTTGCATACGTTGGTCATTCACTATCATTTAGACTAGATATGAATACGCGGGAAAACTTCTTAGATACCGCGGAACGTAGAGAATCTATTCTTAGAATGGCAAAGAACTTGGGCTACATTAAAACTAGACCAATCAATGCACGTGGCTACATGAAAATTACTAGTGTAACAACTAATCAAGATGTTGCTGATAATGAAGGCAATTCTCTCTCAAATACAACAGTGAATTGGAATGATGCCAACGATTCAAGTTGGTATGAAAACTTTATCACCATTTTGGATTCTTCCTTCTCTGAAAACTCTAAAGTTCAAGATCCAGTTTCAAGTCTCAATATTCAAGGTGTTGAAAACTTTCTTTATGAAGTTAATGAAAACCCTGCAAATAAGCGTGTAAATTATCCATTTACTGCTAACATAGATGGCGAAAGTAGACGTTTCGAAACTGCAAAAGTACTAATGTCTGATAAATTAATAACTGAAGCAGAACCAAATGCATCAAGAAACTTTAGTATTATTAATCGTAATGATAATCTAGGCCCGGCGTCAGACCGTACGGGGTTCTTTGTGTACACAAAACTAGGTGAAATGCAGTTTAGTGACTATAGTTATAATACAAAAATGTCTAATAGAGTACAAGCGATTGGTGCTACAAATATCAGTAATACAGATGTGTGGGTACAAAAACTAGATTCAAATAATGCATATCTCTCCAGTGTTGCAATTGTGGATAATGACAGCAGAGAAACTGCAATCTATAATGCATTACGAAATGGCAGTGGTGACTTAGCTAGTATTACTACCAACATCGACAATAGTATTCAAATTAATTTTCCAGATGGTATATTTGGCAATGCAGCTTATGGAAACTATCGTGTTTGGTACAGACGAGCGGATAACAGTAGTTTCGCAGTTAATGCAGATGATGTATCAGAAGTATCAGTTACTGTTCCGTATATCGGAGAGGACGGCCGAGCGTACAACTTAACACTAACGATGTCAACTACAAGAGATTTCTCTGAAAATTACGAGGCTGAAACATTCGAAAGTGTAAGAAGAATTGCCCCGAGGAGTTATTACTCTCAAGATAGAATGATTAATGCACAAGATTATAACATATATCCTCTCACCCTTGGTTCAAACGTTATATCTAAATCAAAAGCGGTTAATACTTCATTTGCTGGCAAATCTCGATTCTTTGAAATGGATGATCCGACCGGTCACCACTCAAATGTAAGTGTAACTGGAACAGACGGTAGCATTTATCTAGATGATGATAAAATTACTATGAACTTGACATACGATAGAACAAATGGTCGCGCAGACGATTTTATCCGTAATGTTATGTCTACCGTAATCAAGCATCCTAGTTTGATAAACTTATACTATTGGGCAAACATGTTTAACCCTCATGCAGTAATAGATGTACCAAAACTAAGTTTTGAAGTTAAGCCCACTAATTTAAAAGTTATTGATGTTAAGTCTACACAGGTAGGCACACAAACATTTTTATATCCCGGGGACCATTTGTTAACAGTTGGCACAGAAGATTTAGCAGAATCTTGGACTACAGTTTCTGGACTTTCGATTTCAGAGGTAGGTAGTTCTGTCGAATCATTTTTAATTGACGACATCATTCCGGAAATGACTGGTAAAATCAATAAGGTTGTTCGCGGTTACCGAACTAGGTTTGAAGATACTGAAATTGCGAAAATAAAATCTGAAAAAATTGAAGACTTATCAGTAGAAACATTTGTCATTGCATATATTAATACTCCTAATACTAGTAGTTGGGAGTGGGTAATTCATAATTCAGTAACTGATGTTCCATTAACAGAAGGAACAGATGTTTATATTACATTTACATACAGCGCCGGCGTAAGAGCAAATGAAGCAGAATATACAGCTAGGTTTAGTGGTAAAAAAGTTATATTCGAAAGTACTGATCAGGTTAAGTTTTTCTACAGTAATAAAAAATTCGTTGTTGACAATGAAACTAATTTGGCAGAGAGAGACCTTATATTATTAAATTATTACACCACAACATTAGATGGTAATACCACTATCGTAGAACCTGATAGTATGAAAATTAATATAGGCACTGCGCCATTATCTTCTATAGTAGACAATGGCGACAATACTGCTACGTTTGATGGTGTATATGCAAATACTGGTGCAGATTTGACCAATGAATTTGTTGAAAATTCACAATCTTATAATCCTGTAAGCACACAACATAAATTGATATCACCTGTTGGGATTGAATATCCTATCACGCCTACGTTACCTTCTTCTGATACAGTAATTGGTAACGCACCGTTGTACACAGTTACGTATAATATAGATGATCTTGGTTCACTTGTAGGTGATGCGATAGACACTGAAGAAGAGCCATCGGTTACTGCAACCGCAGAATATGTTTATTCAATTAATCCATCATTGGTGGAAAAAGAGATCGATGCGAATGTTAATACAGCCACGTTTACTACTACGCACACAGAAACATCATTATCTGACAACGGAATGAAAGGTATTATTAGTTCGGAGTATTTTAGTCTTGCTACGATAACGAACAATTTTGTTTGGATTGATGAAAACGAATTGCCTGTTGGAGAAACACTAGATACTGCAATCGCCCCGATGCTTGGTGTACAAACAGATTATATTACTTCAGTTCTTGGATCAACATATGAATTCACATTCCCGGACATGATTGGTTCTGGTTGGACAATAAATGAACTAGATGACGACATTTACTGGAAACAGTTTGCATTTGGTGAAGCTAACTTCGTTTCGACACAAGCGGTGAATATTAATACTATCATAATTAAGAACGAATTAAATGAAATTATTGATCGTAATCATTGTGAAATTTCATCTGTTGGTAATAATCATAGAATTGTATTCTGGACTACTAATCCAGGCATAGGATCAATATTAAGTATTTTTGTAGAGGGTACTGGCGAAGCAGATTTGAATGAGTTCTCGGTTAGAGTAGAACGTACAGTAGTGTCTACTGTTGTGGATCAAACATTCGTTGAAACATATGGCGAAATAGAAAGTTATATAGCAGATGAATTCATCACTTCTTCTGGCTACATTGACTATACAAAAGTAAAACTATACACGGAAGATACTACCAGAAATCCACATGGTATTTTGCAGGTATTCTCTAACACAGATAACAGTGCAAACAGTGGCATAGTTGGAGATATTTCAATTATTGAATTTGCTCATGTTATTTTGGAAAACTATTTTATTGACGGTGTAGAATACGAGCGTGTTAGTGATAGAGCAATTGCA